ACATATGCTGAAGTTCCTGGTGCATTTGCTAATTGATCCCACTCAAGAGTAATTGGATTTCCATTAGCATCTTTACTAGTTAATACAATATTCTGTTGTTCAAACCAGTCTACCTGTTTTACTATTTTGTTTGTAGTACCTGTTCCTATTGTTCCTGCTGCAGTTGTAAGACCAACAACACCATCACCCGCAGCAGTCCCAATACCTGCAGCTGAATTAAACTTATAAATTCCACCATACTCAACATTAGTTACAGTACTTGATTCACTTACATGTGAAATAAGTTTAACATCAATTACTTTATCATTGGTTGTACTGATTCCAGTTATAATACCTTTAAAATAACCAGTTAGAGTCGATATACCAGTAGAAGTTGGTGTTTGAATACCCTCTGCTGATATTGTAATGGCTGATCCTACTGGACCAGTATAAGCATTTTCAAGAGTCAGTGTTTGATCTGCTTTACTGTCTATAATAGCAACTCTAAGTCCATTTGCCCAAACTCCTGGGTTTTTTGCAACCACAGTTACACCAGTAATGGTATTATCATCATAACCTAATTGATTATAATGGCTGTTGCTTAATACTCTTGTTGTAGAAGTTGAAACTCCCGCATATGCATTTTTTAAACCAACTTTAGTGGATGTATTATAGTCATCTGCACGAACGACTTGCATTGTTCCACCATATGCAAGGTATGATGATGCCACCATCCAATGCTCATAATGTTTGTCTACTGGGTAAGGTTGTCCAAAAGTCTGTAGAAGATCCTCCTCACTTTCGATGAGTTGTGGTTCATTTACAGGTCCTTTAGAGAAAGGTGCAACCAAGGCTCCAATAGATCCACTTGTAGGATCTACTCTGCCGAGAGTTAGGTCAACCTCTCTTATTACTATGCCAGGAGATGCTAAATTTAGAGGCATCTTATTACTCTCCGAATCTCTGGATTATTACTGAAATTATTTATTGATTAGGGTGTTTTCACTGGGGAAACGATGCACGAACATTACCAATCTGGATATTGCCAATCTATAATCTTTTTATTTTTCTTTCTATTACTAACTATTCTTTTTATAGTACACACTTTACATTCATAAGAATATGCTGATGGATTTCTTCTATTCTTTCTAGTAAGATAAAAATCAGTCATCAGATCCTTTATCTTCCCACAACTTCTACATTTTCTTTCTTTTAGAAATAAATGATCTAATTCAAGTTGTTCATCAAACTCCATTTACATATAGTCCCACATATAAGATCTATCCCCATATTCATCAGTATGCCATCTATCACCATCTACATCTACAAAACTATCTTGATCAAATCCATCTGAAATAAATCCGAATGGTGCCATATCTTGATCTATCTGATTCTTCTGCTCTTCATATATTCTCTTACGAACATCATTGTCCGTCATTTCCTTAAAATAATCTTGTGCAACTAACCAAGCAAATAATACTAAACACATTGCAAGGTCATCATTACATCCTTCTTCTGCTTCAAATGAATTATGCTTTTGAGCGAATGTTGTTAACTCTGAAATAATATCATAATCAGAGACTAATATTTTATCATCTTCTAAGAGAGTTTTAAGATTAGAGCAACCAAGTTTTTTAACAGCAGCAGTTGTTCTTACACCAAGTTGTGATTTCTTTCCACTAAATCCAGATCCAACAATCTGTCCATTACGCCCTCTCATAGAACACATTAGAAGATTATCATACTCTAAATCATAATTTAAAATACTTGCAACCTGATCTCCAATATCATTTACTTCTACCAATAAGAATGCTTTATTATAACCAGTTGCTACATTATGAATTATACTAGGAAATAGCATAGGTTTAATTTCATTATTCCTATATTTTGCTACAACCTTATATGGAAACTCTGTAATATCAAACACTATAAATGCAGAATAATCGTTACCTAGTCCACGAGCAACGTCAACTGTCATTAAGTAATTACGATCTTTTATTGGTGCTTCATATACATCTAATCCAGCATTTCTGTTTAATGGATCGTCATATGCTAAAGTTTTAAGTTTTGCTGGATTGATAAGAGTATTAACAGATCCTAGAAATTCGCACTCAAACTCAACTTTAAACTGTGCCTCTGAAGTGTTTGCAATTGTTTGTTCTTTCCAAACTGCATCTCTACCAGGTACTTCACTCCAATGAACTTCAGTTGGGCAATACTCATTCTTATTTCTTTCAGCATCGTGCCACATCCGATAAAAATGATTCATACCCCGTGGAGTAGAAACAATAATTACTTTTGTTTTTTGACCAGAAGAAATAGTAGGATAAACAGATGCAAAGAAGTCATCAGCAATGTGATTCGGGATGAAGGCGAACTCGTCAAGAAAGATGACATTATAGGATCCACCTCGGACAGCACTTGAAGACGTAGAGTTTGCTGAAATCTTTGATCCATTTTCTAATTCTAAAGAACCTTTATTCCAAGATATTATACCTTGTTGCATCCATCTAGGCAAATTCTCATATGCAAGTTGTAATCTGCCAAGTAGATCTCTAGCAGTGGACGCTTTGTTCGCCAGAATCGCAACATTAACATTATCATTAAAAACAGCGTAATGTAATAAGTAAGATACACAAGTTGTTGATTTACCTGTCTGCCGAGGCATCTTACAGATATTAAATCTAGACTCATGGAAATTAGTAATTAATTTCTCCTGAAATGGATACATATTGAAAGGTACAAGACCTTCATCAAGAGAAACGATTTTTATATAATTTCTTGCAAAGTAAACTGGATCTTCCTTACATTTAAGGAATTCAACAATTTGTTCTTCTGTAAATTCTATAGGCGTGTTCGCCTTCTTTAGGTTAGGATTACCTAAGTATACTTCTTGTTGACTCATAATAAAAAGAAATTTTTAATTTCCGTAAGCGACTTTTGCTGCCTTTATATTCGTACCACCTTCTAATGTGTCTAATGCAACCTTCTCAACATAAGCAACTTCATTACCTGCTAGTGTAAAACTACCAATAGTAGTACCACCAGAATTTTTTCTTGTAACTGCAGCAGCCGAGTTTTGATTATTCAGAAGTCTAACCACCGTAGCAGAACCAACGTTCGTGGCAGAACCCAAATTTGTCTCAGCGGCTAAGACTTTAATTAACATGACTTTTTAAACCTTTATTTATTATTTAGTCTTTAGGACGTTTGTTTTTTGCATCCCTCAATCTTTGTATTTTATCTTCGATTGATATATTTTTTTCACCTTTCCTTAAGGATTTCATATCAGTATCAAAATCTTTATACTTTGCTTTATCCTTTGCTTGCCCTTGCTTAACATTAAGTTCTTGATCTATCTTATCTTTAGGGTTTTTATCCCAATCAGTTTTCTTTGGTTGATCTGGTGTTCCAAGTAGATCTTTAAGAATTTTCTCACCACCTTTAGCAGCAAAAACTGCACCAGCAGCTCTAGTAATTGCGTTTTTAGTTAATGGGTTTTTTAGAACAACACTAGCAACACCTTCTTTAACATTCTTTTTCTTACCACTAAAGATTTTATTACCAGCGTATCCACCTAAACCAAAAGAAGCACCAGCAACTGCTGCTCTTACTCTACCGTCATCTACTGGTGGTTTTGGATCAGGCAATTTTAATAGTTGATTAATTTGATCAGAATATGTTCCTTTTTTTGTAGAACTATCAAATGCTTTTTTTATTCTAGCACTTAATTTTGCACCAGGTGTCTTACCACGTATTTGGTCAATTATTTTGCTTCCCTTTCCAGTTAATGCTGATTTTTGACTTCTAGAATACTTTGGTGTAATTGGTTCTTTATATTGTGTTTTTGCTGTTGGATTAGCACCAATTGGTTCTTTATATTGTGTTTTTGCTGTTGGATTAGCACCAATTGGATTTTTATATTGTGTTCCTGCAGATCCAGTTATTTTTTTAGTTGTAGATGTAGTTACACTAGTTTTCTTTGTAGGTATAGTTGGATTACCCAAATCATCTAACTTTACTGGTTTCTTTCCAAATGGTTCAATTGGTTTTTTTGGTGAAGGTGTCGTAAATGGATCTGGTGACCTATTCACATCTTTTTTTAGTGCTTTAAGTTTCTTACTAAAGTCCTTAAAGGATTGTGGTTTTTTTACATCACTTGGTTTTGTTAATTTTAAAGGAGTTTCTTTTGTGGATGGTATAGTTGACTTACCCAGTTTTAACTCTACTGGTTTCTTTCCAAATGGAAATTTAGTTTTTGATGGAGGTGTTGTGAATGGATCTGGTGCAATTAATGGTTTGCTTGCTTTGCTTGCTCTTATATCTGCAATATTATTATATCTTCTAACTAATTCTCTAGTTTTTTTAAATTTAGTAATATCACCAGCACCTTTTCTTGCTAATGCCTGTCCACCTTTAACAACGGTTTTAAATACTTTTGGTGTAACTTTTGCTATAAGTTTAGCACCACTAAGAGCACCACTAAGTAATCCTTCATCAATATCTATTTCTTCTTTCCAATTAGATACTGTTGGTTTAAGTGGTTCTGGTTTAATTATATCTACAGTTTCTATCTCATTAAACTGAACACCATCAGCATAATTTTCTACACTTACACCACCTTGTATTTCCTCATTAATATTATGATGACTCTCACCACATTTAACACAAGGATCTTGACCACAACCTTCACAATCACAATCAGTTTCTTCAGTTAATGTAGACCTCCAATCATATAGAGATTCATCTCTTACTCTTATATTGTCCATTGAACAGTTATTTGGTGTTATTATTATTTAGAATTCCTTGCTTCAGCATCTTTGATAATTCACTAGTAGAACCTACAAACAAGGCATTATTCGTAACATTACTTGGTGCTTTTACAGAATCCTCATCTAAATCTTTAACTTTCTTTTGCAGATCTGCTAATTTATCTGTGGTATCAGCAACACTCTTTATTAATTGACCAGCAACTTCATATGCTCTCGGACTAGCACTTTCACCAGCAAGTTCCATAATTCCATTAATTGCTTCTTGACCCTTTTCAATTAATGAATATAATTGACCTCTTGTGTACTTGTAATCTTTATCAATGTCCGCAGTAATATCAGTCATTGCATCTTTTCTTCTGACACAACCAGCTTCTGGTGTATTGCTAACTTCAATGTCAACAACTTCATCTTCTGTGTTAAATGTATCATTTAATGTATCATAATTATCTTTCATAGTTTTAACAATTCCAAGCCCTTAAGGACTTATTAATTCTTGAATCGGGATCCCTTGCAGTTTTAGCAGAAGTAAGTTTCTTCTTCATACCTTTCATCCTCGCACAGAAAGACTTTCTACGAGGGTTCCCAACTTTCTTTGAAGGAGCTTTAAGGTCACTGCCTGGATTTTCTCTTTCGTAGGATTTTCTTCCCTTTTCATTTAAACCACCTTTTTTATTTTTACCTGCTTTTTTTGTCCAAGCAGCACCTTCATTAACAAATTCAAAATCATCTCTCCAAGAGTATGATTCTTTCTTACTATTACCATAATTAGCAGCACCTTTCTTACGGCACTGAACTAATCTACCAGAAGCATATGCACTTGGCCAAACCTTTGCACTTGCTTTTACTTTCTTATAGCAAGCATCTTTCTTGCCACTACCCTTTCCTTTCTTGTCAGATTCACTAAAAACTTCTGTATTCTTTTCCTCATTTTCATAATGTTCATGCATCCCTTCCTGAATAATTTCTAATTCTTCTACAGGACAATTTTCAACAATATACTCTTCAAACTCAACATCATAATGTGTAACTACATTATTTTCGTCAAGAGTATGCATACCTGTAATACAATCTCCAATTCCAAACTCCTCGTGTTTTACTTTTGAGGCACAATTATGTTTCTTCTTCTTTTTCTTTTTACCATATCCTTCTTTAACTTCTCCTTTCTCATATCCAATTCCATCACCATCATCATCCCACCATCTCTTTATTGTTTTCTTATCTGCTTTCTTTCTTGCCTTTTCCCAAATTAATTGAAGATCGGATTCTTTTACACAATTAGGAACAACTCTATTACCCTTTTTCTTCATTCCTTTTTGAGTATACCCATCCCAACATTTTTCATTCATATCTTTTTCCTTAGACTTAGATCCACCCTTACCATATGTTATGCAAGGATCTTGTCCACATCCACAATTTCTAGGTTTCTTTTGCTCAGTATGCATATCCTTTATATGTTTACGAACTCTTTTAGCTTGCTTTTTGTGCATTTTACTTGCACCGTCCAATTCCTTTGCAATGACTTCAAGATCTTTAGACTCTTTCATCTTCTTCTTAGAATCAGTACTAACATATGTAGGCTTTGCAGCACCTGATTTGGATTGTTGGTTTGGATCTTTTCTTTTCTTTCTTGCTGATGCAGACTTTCTTTCCGCCTTAGTCATACTCGCTCTCTTTGAAGAAGATACACATTTTGGAGTACCCTCACCTGGTTTATCGCTTGCACAAGTACCACCTGTAACTACGTTAACCCATCCTTTCTTACCATCTTTAGATTTTGAGGAATTAAACCACTTATGTAAGTTTCCTTCTTTTAAGTTTGTCATTTAGAGGTCTATTTTACGTGTTGGACTGAAATCTTTAGAATCACCAAAGAAAGTCGAAGTTTCTGTAAATCCAAAATCATCACCTGGTTCTATTAATGGATCATCCAATTCAGTAACCAATCCATCATTATCATAATCTTTCTTAGCAGTTGCCTTCACACTATAACGCTGAACACGTTTTGCTGTTCTCGTATCTGTGTCGGAATAGTAATCCAACTGAACCTTGCGAATAAGTCCATCTGGAGTATCTGCGATAGGACCAAACATAAAGGTTTTCGCTGTAAATTGAAGAGTATAAATTAATGCTCTTCTTGTAGCAAAATCTCCTTCATAGTCATCTTGTTGACTAATACTTTGAAGGATCATTGGAATATCTCTCTTTTCACCAATAGATTTAACTAAATCAACAGATAAATTAAAACCTGGTTGAAAGAATGGTAATATTTGCTCAAGAATCTGAAGTCCATCATCTTGAAGTTTAGTAAGAATATTTAATTCAAATCCTATATTATATGGAACTGGCATAAAGACTTTTTTCATCTTATCGCCATCTTTTGCTTTGAATGTTTGAGTTATACCAGACTTTCTAGTTGAATCATAAGAGATATTAGTCATCTCAAATGCCATTCTTGGTAATGTAATTTGAGTTGCTTTATTTAATTCTGGTTGCTGCTGTATTCTTGCTAAGAATTTTTGTCTAGGTCCATAAGCAACGGGAACTTTTATTTCACTAATATCATTTCCTGCAGCATCTTCATGACGTACATAGATATCATTAAACAATGTTCCAAAAGAAATAACTGTTTTTCTTATTATTTCGTGATAAAAATAAGTTCCTAACATTAATAAGTACCAAATGGATTAGATTCTGTGAAATCTAAAATAGAATCTGCTTCTGTTTCAAATATATCACCATCATTATATTTATCGCTAGTATCTTCTCTATTAAACATAGTATTAGCAAATAATGCTCCAGATTCTAGACCTTTAATAGTTTCACCTGGGAAGAATCCTTGTGCGTTTGTAGTTCCTATACCAACGTTAGATACTTTCAATACTAACGTATCAACATCCCATTCCTTTACTCTTGCCTGAATTCCAGATCTCATACCCTGAACAACTTCATTGTAAATGTATGTTCCAACTCCAGATATAATATCAGGAGAATCAATAACAGCATATGGAGATAAATTGCCAGATTGTACATATCCTTCACCTGGATCCTTAATATAAACCGATCTAATAACTCTATCAGATCCAGTAATCCCTATTGAAGCAATTCCAACAGCATTACAGAAAGATCCATTACAATTTCCAGGTACAGATTTATTTGCACCATCATTACTAATAGTAACTAATGAACCACCGAAAGGAGGAGGACCCATATATCCAAATCCACCATCTAAAACAGTAATATCAGTTACCGTTCCACCAGCACCGATAGTTGCAACAGCAGTTGCTTGACCACCACCTTCAAAGTAACTATTACTTACATTATTAACAGTTACTGTAGCATCATTATTTCCACCAAGAAGAGTTAAAACATCCCACATAAGATAATTACCACCACCAAAGAGTGGAGTAGAGTATACAGAAGAAACTGAACCACCAGTTACTATTGCTCGAATAGTTGCCATTTGCCCATTTCCACCACTTACAGCAAAGAATTGATCACCATCTGTATATCCAGATCCTACTGCTGATAGATAAACTGATTGTACTGGAGCCATTCTATTAGGTGGAGGATCAATAGTAACTGTTGGTGCAGTTGTATAATATTCACCACTATCAGTTATTGTAATACTTTGAATTTGACCTGTAGAACCTATACCAATATTAGCAGTCGCAGCAGCTCCAACGGTTGAAGGATAAACATATACATTTGGAACAGTATTATATCCAACACCACTATCAGTAACATTAAATTGAATTACACCTTTTTCTGATGATTCAATACGACAAGTTGCTGCAGCACCAGTTCCACCGCCACCACTAATAGTAATAATTGGTGTTTCGGTATATCCCTGACCAGCACCAGTCATTAATATTTCTTTAACTGAAGTAACACTTCCCTTTGTTGTTAATATACCAACTGCACTTGCAGTTACACCTGTAGTTGGTGCAGTAAACTTAATAGTAGGATTACTTGTATATCCATATCCATCATTATTTAAATATATTTCTCTTACATATCCATTAGATATATTAATTGCTGGTGATACGGTTGCTGTTCTACCAGTACCTACCATTTGTAATGAAGTAATATATCCTGTATCTTCTATTTGAGTATCAATTGCATCTATAGAAGTATCAATAACCTCATCCTCATATTCAAAGAGTTCACATTTGAGTTGGTAAACATAATTTTTACCTAACTGATAAAATGGATCTTCATGTTCTACAAACTTAACTTCAAATAATCTTTGTCCTAATGGAAAATAAACTAAATCTCCTTCTCTTGGGCGAGTTGAAAGTATTATTTCACCTGCTCCACTACCATCATCTAGTCCTGCCATAAATGGTGCAACAAAGTCCTCAAATCTTTCTTTTGAAATAGTAAGGGTAACTTCATCCCTTAAACTCATTCCAAACTTAGTTAAAACATCACCAGCACCAGAATATCCTTCATAGGTATTAACATATGCTTCTATAGAAAAATTATCATCAAATTTTGATGATTGGACTTCTTGAAAAATTGATTGTGTATTTACAAATTTTCTTGGAATATAGGTGACTTCAACACCAAACATTCTCAATTGTTCATTTATAAGATCTTGTACTAATCTTTGCTCAGAAGATGATCCTTGTAGAAAAAACGGATTTAATGCCATGTGTCATTAACCTACAAAATCATAAGGAGGTAATTCATACTCCGATGCCATTCTAGATCTAAGTGCTTCAATTTCTCTCTCAGCATCATCATAAATTTCTCTACCATTCATCTCTATACCACCAGGAAGTTTAACTCCCTTAAATTTAATCATATTTTGTCCCCATTGTCTCTTTATAAGAGCAGTGAGATACAATTTAAGAAATGGATCATTATAAACTTGAGTGAATGCTGTTGGATCTAACGCTCTATAGCAATCTAAAATAAACCAATCATCCTTATCTGATGATTTCCAATCTATATCCAAATATAATCTATCTTGTCTTTTATTAAATCTTACTTGTTTGTCTGGTGTTAATAAAAAATCTATATCTTCTAGATAAGATTTCGTCATTGCATATTGTAATAAATCAATAGAATTAAATTGATATAAGTCATTCAAAAATAATTGATATTTTATACTAAACATTCCACCAGATAATGTACTGGTGTCAAATTTAAATATTTTTTCAATACCAACTACTGAATCTGGAACTTGTAAAAAATTAGAAGTTTCATACCAATTACTAGTAGTAGTTCCATAACCAGCAATATTTGTTGATGTAACACTTGTAGTTACTATACCAACACCATCTGTATTTTTTGCTTGTCCTCGATCAATATCAGATTGAGTAAGTTGATATTTGAGAAACATTCTCTCAACACCGTCAAAATGACGCTCATTAAATAACTGAATGGCATCATCGACTAGATCATCTATTTGATCATCATCAATATTAATCTCTAATACAGGAGCACCTAGCTTCCGTAAACAGTAATCAATAAGTCCTTGTCTAGTTGATGGTTTTGCCATTTTTAAGTGGTTTCCTCATATTTTTCTTTTAGATCTGCAATCTCTTTTAAAAGATCGTCTCTCTCCTCTTCAAAATCTTTTTTTAAAGTTTGAAGTTTTGCTTCCAAAAGTACATTTTGGTTCGCTGCTTGTGCAAGTTTTTGATGATATAGACTCATTAAAACATTTACGTCAACTTCACTGTTTTGTTGCATTTAGAACGTTCCCCCGTCAAGTGTTGAAGTCCAAGATGGTTTATTAGTATAGTTAGTAGTAACATTATTAGGTATTACAGAAAGATTCTGTACAGAACCGTTATTACCTTCCTTTCTAATATTTTGATTAGTAACAAAAGTTCCTTCAACACCAATAAGTGGAATTGATGCTCCACCACTAACCGCAGATTCTACAACACCATAAGCACCACTAGTATCCTGTTTAACAATATCACCCTTTACTAAGGTAACATTAGATGGTAATCCAAGAGTTATTTTGGTAATAGCAGTAAGAACTTGCTTAGAAGTATCAACTGGAGATGCTACAGCATTAGTAGATGTTTGTAATCCGTTAGAATCAAAATATACAACACCACCAGTATTATAATCAGCAGTTTGATAATAGATACCTTTAATATCTAGATATCCTCTAGTACCACTTACTGTGCTGTTATTAACTGCTCCATCTGGAACATAAGTCCAAGCACCTGCAGGAGCATTACTTGAACCATTAGAATCAGTATCTACATAACCAAAGAAACCTGTTTTACTGTTTGCAGTTCCAACACCAACATTATAATTAAATGCTATGCCACGATCTGTATTAGTATCATAAGCATGAGTAATTGTTAACTGAGTTTGTGTTGTAATTCCTGCAGTAGTTGTACCCTGAATAGTAATTGTTTTACCAGCAGTATCATATGCAGTAATTGTAGTTAATCCACTATTTGGGAGTGAAGCACTACCACTAACAGTATCTCCAGTATTAATACCAACAACAGAATCAATTGTTATTTGATTAGCACCAACAGCAACTGTTGACATAACAGTTCTTTCACTTGTAACATCACCAATCGTAAATATTGGATCATTAACAGTTACATTAGTTGAGTTAACAGCAGTTGTTGTACCATCAACCTGTAAGTTACCTTTAATAATAACATCACCCTGATTACTTAATCCATCAGGAAATGGATCAATATAAATCTTATCATTACTACTACTATTAGAAGATATTATATTGTTCTCAATCTTAATCTGACCTATTTCACCAGAAGTAAATGTTCCTTCAGAAGTAGTAAAGTTACCCCCAACATTTAAGTTCTTCTCTATACCTACACCACCTTCAAATATTACTGAACCAGTATCTTTGTCAGTTGATTGTGTAGTATTATCAAAACTTATCTGATTCCCAGAAAATCTTAACTTATCAGTTCCATTCTCATCATATTCAATCTTAACATCTTTACCCGTACCAAAACTTAAAAAAGTATCATCAGGTATGACAACTTCACCAGTTCCATTTGGACTCAATATAACATCACCGTCAGTATCGGTAGATGATAAAGTATTTGTATCAAGTTTTAAATTATCTACATTCCATTCATCAACTTTTCTATCACTATCAAGAACAGCAACTATACCACCATCACTATTTCTTGTATTTGTAACACCTGCAATTGCACCTGGTGCATGCTCCATCATTGAAGCATAATAATATCCACCAACTGGATTTACATTACTACCATCATCACCAATAAAGATCCTATCTTTATATTGGTTAAGACCTCCATAACTTCCTATACCTGTTACGTAAGCCTGTTCACCCCACAGCAGGGAACTTGGTTTAGCGGTACCAGACGATCTTTTGATCCGAATAATACTTGACATTTTTTAAAAGCTACCCCCATTAATATCTAA